GCGTTCCTTAATTATTTCCTTATTATCATCTCTGTATTTTCTTTCGCGTTCCTTAATTATTTCCTTATTATCATCTCTGTATTTTTTGTTGTATTCCTTAATTTTTTCCTTATTATTATCTCTGTATTTTCTTTTGCGTTCCTTATGTTCTTCCTTCGTCATATCAATTTGATTTAAAACCAATCCCAGACCACAACCACGAGGCCCGGAATTGGTGGATTACATGTTAAAACATTTCTTTTTGATTATTTTCAAACCTATTCTTAACGCCGATCATGTTTTTAATAGTTTGGTTGTAATAACTTTCTTTTAATTCTATTCCTTTCGCTTTGCGCCCCATGCTGACAGGGCTGTAAATCTCAGAACCAACCCCCATAAATGGAGTCAATATGACCTCACCCGGATTTGAATATAACTCTACAATCCTATCAATGACATCTAATTGTAACGGGTGAACGTGCTTTTCGTCATCCCCTTCTCTAGCTGGTTTAAATTCCAACACATTCCGGTTCCTGATATCATCCCAAACGGATGAGGCGTAACGCTGCCAAATGATATGAGCTTTTTTGTTTGTCTTATGGTCAGCCCATTGTTTGTATTTTATCAGTATATGATCCCATGAGCCATATTTACGCTCCATTTCCGGGAGCAATGGAGTTGACCCGGCATAATAATCTAACCCGGTTTTGTGAGTCACAGGTATTTTATTTTCCCCGCCTTTTCTAAAAATTAAAACATAGTCAGGTATTGCAGTATAACACTTAGTTGAGTCCTCTACAATCTGCTTATGCTTAAGGCTATTTACCATAGTCCTAGTTCTGACCTCTAACGGTTCCTTCCATATCGTTATCCTATTGTTGTAAGAAAAACCATATTTCAAATGAAGCTTAATAATCTCATGTGGAAAGTCCCACAATGTGTGAGCTGTTGTATGTGTAATTACATCAGAACAATGTACCGCCGTTATCCTGCCGGGTTTTGTTACCCTCGCTACCTCTTTAATCAAAAATTCAAATTGTTGCAAAAACTGCTCTTTTGATTCACAGTTCGAAAAGTCATTTTCACTTGAACTGTATTGGTAAAGCCCGGCGAATGGTGGGGAGTAAACCGAAAGGTCAATACTTTCCTTTTCTAGTTCTGGTAAAACGTGCATGCAATCTCCGTTATACAGTGAATAATTTTCTGTATGATATTGGTTAATAACCTTCATAATTAAATAAATTTAGGCGTTAATATTTCTTTTTCAAATTTGATTTTCTCAACCTTTAATCCTTTGTTTAATGTCGTATTTAAACTGTCAAATAACTGTATTGCTTTTTCTGTTTTTAACAAAAGCGCATCAATAACCCGCTTTTGACCGTCTGATAAAACAAGATCAGCGTAAACAGGTTTTGTTTGCCCAAACCGCCAAAATCTTCTTATTGCTTGATAGTACTGCTCATAACTCCATGTTGGGAAATAAACAGTATGGTTACAGTGCTGCCAGTTTAGACCGAACGAAGTCATTTTTGGTTTCGTGATCAGCTTTTTTATTTCACCATTACCGAACGCTAATAAAAGTTCCTCCTTTTTTTCAAGTGGCATTGATCCTTTTATCTGGAACGCGTCCTTATCAAGTTTTTGCAGTAAATCACCTTCATCATTGAAATTACACCAATAAACAGAAATATCATGACTTTCTGCTAATTCAACTGCTTTATTGCATCTATTTTCAATTGTTAGCTTTTGCTCTATCCTGACTTCTGTCATTGTTTTTGCCACTATTCCAAACATCATTATCTGACCATCAATAACCCAATTTTTATCATTCCTTACATAGTTATGATTTAGTATTAATTCAGGTAAAATAAATTTAGTATCATCAAATCCCAGGTCAGAAGGTTTCCGCATTGAGATCGACCAACCAGATACCCACTTGAAAAAGTCATTTTTTGCATGTGGTTTAAGGTACCACTTTGTCGCAATCTCTTGCGGCCTTATGTTGTTTTCATTGTTAGCAAAAAACCTGCTTAACATTTCCATATAACCCAACTCTCCCAACGCCTCCGAACTTGTGCCCAATTCAATAAAGTCGTTAGGACTTGGAGTCGCTGTAAATAGAAATCTGTACTTTACTTTTTTAAGAAACGTAGTTACATGATTTTTAATTGCACCTTTGAAGTTTTTCAAAATACTGCTCTCATCTAGTATAACGCAATCAAAATCATCATGATTAAATTTATCCAAACGCTCATAATTGCAGATCACAATATCAGTATTATATTTGCCATCTTTTGAATACATTATTGACGCATCCAAATTGAATTTTTCGGCCTCCTTGATGAACTGGAATGCAACGGCTAAAGGTGTTATTATCAGTACTGGCTTATTCGTGTGCCTCCGATAGTTCACAGCTGTTGTAAGCTCAATTATTGTCTTACCTAATCCAGTGTCAAGGAATACAGCGCACCGACCTTTTTTTATAGCATATTCTGATACATATTCTTGGAAGTCAAATAATTTATCAGGTAGATATTTAATTTCAATTCCATGGTTGATCGATGAGTGCTGTTTCGATTTTAAAAATTCCTTATAATCCATCCGTATAAATTTTAATTAGTCAATAAGCAAATGTAACAAATTACCTGTTGTGTGAATGTTAAAAATAGTTAAAACTCAGTTGTAGCAATCAAATCAATTGAGTCGTTTAGGTCCGCGTATTCAGCAAATGTATTGAGTATCTTATACCCGCATGAATAGTCATCTTCGTTATAATCTTCATCCGATTCAGGTTCACTTTCATTAATATCTAAAATGTAATGATTGCCCCAATACTTTTTAGGAACTATCGAAACCTTGACATTATTCAAATCTCCGCATTCAGTAAAACTGATTAAGTTGGTGCAATTGATCTTCGTCTGTAATCATTTGTAAGTACTTGCCTTTCACGCACACCTTATAGGCTTTCTTAGTGCTTAATATCTTATTATAAATATCACCACCTTCGTTTGTCCATCCGTTCTGCAATGTTATATTTCCAAGTCTCCACATACTGTTATTAAGTCGCTTAAATCCGTTCAGCTCAATAATTTCATTTGTTAATTTCATCGCTTCAAATGTTTATAGTTTAAATAATTCCCTTCGCTGTCAACTTCATCCTCCCTGTAATCAATCAGGTAGCGGTATTCATATTTTGTCAATTCCTTGCCCCATATCGGTATATTGGTATTGATTACTTTTTCGTTCACCTGGTAGATTCCTGGTGATATTGTTTTGATTTTCATTAGTATAAATTTTTAATAACCTGTTCATAAACAAAATCCCGATCTTCATTCAAACCATTCAATTGTGTTTCATCCATTGGCACCCCGTCAAGATCGGCAGCTGATATGAAGGCATCGACGAAATCCGGGGCATCGTTTGTATTGATGTCATCTATTTGGATGTTATCTATCATTATCCGTTCTCCTTTATTAGTTCGTTTTGTTTTTCCAGATCATTTACAATTCCTTTAAGTGAATAAATTAAACACTTATCTACTGTTCCGTCAAGTTTAGTTATTTCTTCTAATATCATACTGTTATAGCCCGTAACTAACAATTCAATAATATTGGCCGGCTTACCGTTCGATCCTCCATAATGTTTTAAAGTAAGTATCATTTCCTACCCTCCCTTTGGAATCTCTGGTGTAACTTTTCCCTGTATATCTTGCTGTTCTTTCGTTTGATTGACATAGCACGATTAAATATTAACAGCGTAATAATTATGACGGCTATTCCGATTAGGTATGTCATAATTCACTGATTAATTTAGTTACTAACTTATCCAATTGAATACACCTATCTAACATATCAGCCTGATAATCATTATCGGCTGCAATCCGGTAAACCTTCGCTTTTAAGTGGTCAGGAAATTCAGGATTAAATGTCATAAAGTCACACCATGTGCAGGTGGTAACCATCATTTGAAACTGCACCTGAGCAAAATATTTCGGTGGTATTCCGTTCTGTAAGTATTCAAGATGTGCCTTCGGTTGAGGGCTTTTAATCTCCAACAAACCCCTGTTACGATCTTCCATTACCATCCCGTCAGGAGTACACCCGATGAAATCAAATTCAGGATGGATTATAAATCCGGGTAACTTAACCTTAATATTTCTCGATTTCGCGTAAATCAATCTTGCATCAGGTTCCCGTTCCAATCCTTGTTCCATTTGCCAGGTAGTGAAATCAGGCGGCTCAACCCCAAGTCGCTCCAATACTAACTCATTTGCATAGGTCTTGGCCATTTGTCCGAATAGTTCCGGGCCTTTGCCTTTTGCCATAATGTCATAGCCTTTACTTGCCGTGATTCGGCCTGATCTTTTTGGTGATAGTTCTGTCATACTGTTACATTTTTATAGTTTCCTTTAATCCTGATTGCCTCCACCTGCTGACCAAACGCTGAAACCGTCTGTGTCGTAAGTGTAACCTGTTGCCCGATCCAGTCCTCGATATAAGGTGAACCAGTTACCTCTGCAATTTTCTTCGCGTTGGTTTTGTTCAGGATCATACCTTTTTTAGCTCCTTTGAATTTCAAGACTGTAACGGTTTCCTTTTCTTTACCGTTAAATGTTTCGTCCTGATCAATTGATTCAATTGTAACTGTAACGTTTTTTTCTAGTTCCTCGGCAGATATAAACCGATAGTCAAAACTTTTCTTCCAATGTGTTTTCGTGTCGCTCATTATAAATATTTTTAAGTGATTAATTTATTAATGTAAAGATACATCTAAATTCAACTTCCAAAAGTTAACATTTGTTAATTTTTGATGTGATTAATAACCTTATCAATCAAGTTTGAAACATCACCGTACATCTTTTGGTTTTTCACAGACTTGAATACATACCTGTTTTTAATATCTTCAAGATCATAAATCAAATCCTGAACTTTTGCCGAGTCTCCTTTGTTCAGTTCGGATTGTTTTTTGATTTCGACATCTGATATTGCTTTTAATTCAGCAGCTTTCTTTTCTTCAAGTTCTTTGTTAATCCTGTCGCGTTCGTTGCGTTCTGCCTGTAATTTTACCCGCATTTGCTCTGCTGCCTTTTCCGCTTTCTCAGCCTCAATTTTACGCAACCTGTCTGATTCTTTCTTTTGCTCTGCAAGTTTCGCCTCGTTGTCTGCTTTGATCTTTGCTGCTTTTTCGGCTTCAACCTTTGCAACCCTGACACGTTCCTTTTCCGCTTTTTCCCCTACAACTTTCAAGTTCTCATTTTCAACCTCGATCAATCTCAACCTTTCCGCTTCTGCTTTCTCGGCTGCAATCCGATCTTGCTCTGCCTTTTTTTCCGCTGCAATACGATCTTCATACTCTGCTTTTTTAGTATTCAGATAAGCAATCCACACATCATCTTCCATGTAACCCAATTGCCGTTCGTGTGCATCTTCAAGGTAATGTGAAAGCATCTCGACGCGCTTTGTTTGCAGTTCCTCAATCTTTTTCAGTTGCTGGATTTCGTAGTAGTTCTCGATCTCTGACAACTTTTCTTCCATTTGAACAATTGGAAGAGTTTCCTTGTTTTTCCATGCATCAACAAATTTCCCAGCGGCAAGGAAATAAGCCTTTTGTGTTTTGTGAATTGATGCAATCCCGGTTCTGACTTTTACCAGTGATTTTCTGATTGTAGCTGCCTCTGAACAGGTTTTGATAGTGATCTCTTCCGTAAGGAGATTCTCATAGACTTTCGCCAGTCCGTCACGCTCTATGATTTTGGGCATAAAAGCATCTTCAATTGTTTTTACTTTTTCTGAATCTAGTCCGTATTCAGCAGGATTAATTTTTGTAATTTGTGTCGTCATTATAATTGTTTGTTTAATTTATTAATACATCCATTTAAGGAATCTATTTCATTTGTATATTTATCATTCAACCATGTGAAAGTTCCGGGATAGCTATTAAGCGAATCATAAAGAATCTCCCTTCTCCTTATGAAGTGGCTAATTGCAGCAATCACTTCTAATTTATGAGCATATTCTTTTGTCAGTTCATCCAACTCAGGCCGGCCTATATCGCATTTTCTTATTCTCATATCGGTTAGTTATTAGTAAGTGGCTCATAAAATGATACGAATACCTGGCAATTATTAATTGTCAATGAACATCCCATTTTGCCGTCCCTTTTACATTTGTTTATATATGAAATTTGAGACTCATCAAGTTCATTAGTGAATTTAACCTCACTAGACTCTTTCAATATTTTCGTGATATGTTTAGGTTCTTCAGTATCTGAACAGCCCAATACACACGCTAATATTAAAAATATTACGCTTAACCTGTTTAAAATTTTCATATTCTTATTTATTAGGATCTAAAATTGCCTGTAATTGTCGCATAAGGAATGAGTACTTCAACCTGTATGTGTTACCGTTTAATTTAATCCACTCGTTAGGCTCGTTGTCAGGATTAGTTAAGTACTCATCCATGCAAGCCTTACAGAATATTACATCACGCTCATAAAGCCCGATCACATTAAACATACCGTGTTCAAAAACGGTATATCCGCATTCATCACACTCGGCTGCATCAATCGGTTCCTGATTACTTGGATGGTCAGGGTTTCCAATTCCGCAGTAGTCGCGGTCGTAGTTTGGTATTGTTTCCATGCTATTTAGTTTTTAATGATTTCAGCTTCGTATCCTAATTTTTCAGCCGCTCTTTTACAATGTTCAGCACTGTTGAGCGTGTCCCATTTTAGGGTTTTGGTGCCGGTTGGTTTTTTTATTATTACTTTGTATTGTTTCATAATTTATTCGTATTTGTTATTAAACAAAAGTAAACCAACCGATACGGTAATGCAAATTTGATTTCATAAAATTTGTTAAAATTGGTTTATGATTTGACCAAAATATAAAAAGTTACCCTAATAAAAAAAGGTAACTATTTTTAAATGTTTGGTTATTTGAGTTATTTACATAACCAAATAACCTTTTAATAAATTGATAATCAGAGTTACTTTAGGTTACGGTAACCTAAAAGTTACCGGTTACGTTACCGGTAACTAATATCATAAAAAAGGCCAGCCAAATTAATGACCGGCCTACTAACTAAAACGAACACGAAAAAGAAAAGGATCATTCTCGGCCCCGCTTACCCGTAACTCGGATATTGGCGGCACCTGATATTTTACTATTTGGATTCATGGATTTAATATCGGCTCCCCATTTTTTAGGTTCAAACCATCTACTGATAAAGAACTTTCTATTTTTAAACCAGCTAAGTGAGATTATTATTTCATCCCTTGATTCATAATTGATCACCTCCAAGCTATCAGGGTGAACGGCAATGAAAGCGTCCAACCACTTACTTTTATAGGCCGCAACCCGTGTGATCCTGTTAACGCTGTCACGGATTATTAATGTATCTCGGATTGGAATAAAGATTGAATCAACACGAACAACGGTCTTAACTGATAATAGTTGCTCTAATTGTCTATTTCTCTTGCCAAAATTTTGAGCTTGCAGGAATAAGGCGTTAATTGTGCTATCTGTTGTTTGCCTAAGCTCTCTAAGAGTTAATTGCTTCTCCTGAATAGTTATCGCATCTTGACCTGTTTTGTCCTTAAATCGCTTAATTTCGCCTTTGTAATTCTGTTCCCATCGAACTGCAATATCTTTTTCGCGTTCATAGCGTTTGAGTATAATCCAATTTGATAATATTAAGCTCAGGATTATTGCCCCGGCAAATATCCAACGCTTATTTTTAAGCAGAAATAGTTTAATGACAGCAATCATAATATTTCAATCTGGATTACATCCTGATCAATTTTACGGGATAAAGCCCCCATTGTCATAGTCGAATTAACGACATCAATTAAGCCATCCTTATTTAAATCATGCTTTTTATTCCCTACCAAAATGCAGCCCAAAATATCAAAGTGAAAATTTCCTTTATGGACAAGGATACCAGATCGGCCTTCCACTTCCAGAAATCGTAACACCCACCCGCGCTTTTCATTGAACTCTTTAGCGGCAAAATAAATGCCTTTTGGAATGCAGCTAATATTTTTCATATTGTCATCCCATTCAAGTTCTAAAGTAAAGCATTCGAAAACTATTTTCTCACCATCGAATAAAAATAGTTTACCCTCTGTTTGTTCCTTCTTATAAAACTGCCTTATGATTTTGATTTTGCTATGTGTAGCCGGCATGTTACCTCCATTTTATTTACAGTTTTTTCAATGCAAAGTATCCGTTTCTCGATTTCAGTAAACCGCTCCCTTTTCGAGTCTAAACGACTCTCAATACCCTGAAACCGCGTTTCAACTCTAGTTTCAATTTCTCTTATGGCCTGATTCTGTAACTGGCTATCAGTTTTAAGCTCTCCAATCTGTTCTTTTAAGTCACCAATTTTAAGCTGTATAGATTCAAGACCGGACAATATCGCTTTTTTGAAATCATCAAAACCTTTTAGCCATCGTTTTGCAGCGAAGGCAATAATTGTAATTGCAGCGATAATAATAAACCCTGCTGCACTGAATAGGATACCCGTTGTTTCGGTCATTGGTGTCATTTTACTTTAGGAATAATAAAAGATATTTCACTCCTCGTGTTGGACTTGAAATCAAATATTATCGCTTTTATTTTATCCTTAGACCCGTCAAAGGTGCCTCTATTTTCAAATACGTTTATATTAAAATATCTCTTATGGCTATCCTTAATAAACCAAGGCCCATACGCCCCGAACGTCATTAAGTGCCTATTGGAAGCAAACCGCTTCAATTGCAAGGATACTTTTTTACGTGAATCGACAACTAAATTATTATTTTCATCAGCCCCAATTTTTAGAAATTCATCAGCGTAAAATACTTTTATAAAATTATGCGTAAAATCCAATAGCGGAAATTTATCAACAATAATAGGATCTGGTTTTGGTTTCACAACTGGGACGTATACAGGCGGCGTATAATTATCCAAATCAATAGCCCCCTCAGGCAATGGGGGTTTTGATAATGTGTACTTTAAGAAATAAAATGTTCCTATGGCATCGCACTTACTGTAAGGTGTAACATTTACTTTTATGATAATATTATTTTTATCATAATCTGAAAGTGAAGGATAATAGTATGTCCCACCACTCAATAACTTTTTTAAAAGCCCGTCACCTTTTATAATTTCAAGTCCGTAGTCACTAAAAAACCTGACCTTACCTTGTACGCGGAAATTCTTATTTTTAATATATCTACACCTTAACTTCCCTAATCCAGTATGACATGACAGCCAATGAGATTCAAAATTAATACTAATCGTATCGCCATACTCCACTGGAAAAACTGGACACTGCTCAAACAGCCATTCAGCATATTGCGTAGGATAAACATCAAATGTTTCATGTGTAATTATGATTGAGTCAATCACATAAAAACTAAGCGGATACCACTTCCACCCCGTCGCACTGCTTAATCTATTATTAACTTCGTGCGGATATGCTCTGTACGCTTTACCATCCTGCCATATTCCCATATTAATATTCTGACCGTAATCAAACCCATCTTTTTTAACATTACCAAGTCCCGGCGGGTCTTGGCCAAATGGGATGGATGTGCGCCCTTGACAACTTACAGTTATGCCCAGTTTGTTAGCAACCGTATCAATTTTCCGGCTGTTCACTAATCTGGCCGAATCGTTATCTATGTAATATAAAAACAGGTAACTATCAACAGGCAACTGATTTTCAACATTAAAAATAGTTATACTTGGGTTGTCTCCGTGCCGCATCGGGGGCGGTATCTCCTGAGCTGTTCCGCATAGCTTAACGGCTAAAACAATTGTAACGATCAGTGCAATTGCTAATAATACAGGTGCAAAACTTTTTAGTGTTCTCATTTTAGTTTAGTTTTAATTATTTCGGTAACGTCTTTAGCAAGTCCGGCAATCAATAGAATGGCGCAAAGTACACCACCCACAACCAATACCCTGTAGTCATCCAAGGTATAAAATCCAAACCCGGATAAAAACATTGCTGCCATTGTAGCAAGCCCAGCCCAGGTGCCGGTAAACCTTCGCCAAAATCCTAATTCACCTTTTGATTTTTCCATGATTATTCAAATATTCGTTTATGATAATTAAGTAATTGATACAATGATAACGTTCGCTTCATATCTTCGCCCGTTGTATATATGTAATTTTTCACAAAGAAGTAGCCATACTCCTCACCGGTGTATGGGTTTTTAAGTTTGTCGCCCGCTCTTAAATACCTCTTGTAAGTTTTCTCCTTCGAAAAATAGGATGTATCAGATAGTTTCAGCTCTTTAGTTAAAGTTATAAAACTAACTAATTGATACGGATTGTCGGCATCAATGAATTTTTCATGATACCATCTGTAAAAAATAGTATCATTACTAAACTGCACTGTATCCGTATGGATCAACGTTTGCCCAACCCCAGCAAATGGGATGAGTAATAATAATAGAATTAAGTTTTTCATATCTTTATTAATTATGTACTTTGGTTATTTTAATTATTCCATTTTTTAATTGTGCTGTACCGCTTCCATCGCCCTTTATTTGCAATAAAATTTCATCACCAGCCGCGCAAACAAATGATGCGACTGTAATAATAGTGCCATAATCGTCAGTTCCTTCACCTGTAATCGCTCCAGCGACTGGCATTCCAGATGTTTGTGTTTTATTATAAAACCGGATAGATACGGTTTCGTTATAATCGCAACTTAATGTATTTGTTGCTATAAAATCATAGTGACCCGCTCCGGTTATTGTGATTGTATCATTCGATTCTGTAAAGCCATCGCTATGATCATTAATCCACAAGCTATCACCAATATTTGAAAGGTGATCCCATTCGGTTGAATAACTGTAAGAAACTGTTGAATCTCCGTAATAATGAAATAAATGAATAGCCTTATCTGGAGATATATATTGAGTAGTTCTAATATCACCAGTCGTTACAAAACCACCTGCGTAAACAACCGCGCTCGAATCATCAGCCATGATGACTGAGGTTACCGATTCATTTCCAATTGTGGCAGTGTTATCGCCACTTCCTATTGCATCGTAACCGATAACTATTTCATTATCACTGTTGGCTGTGTTTGCTTCAGATAAATCACCGATGTAGACGCATTGGTCCGGACTAGTATTACTTAATCCGCCTGTGTATGTGCTTCCCGCATTGAGTCCGATTGCAACAGTATTATTTCCAGATGTATTATTATTCAACGCTGATTTACCAACGGCTGTATTATTTCCACCAGTGATATTGCTCAACATTGACTGCCAACCTATCGCGGTGTTTCCATTTGCTGAGCAAGCTAATAACGCCGCAGAGCCTATTGCGGTATTTTGACTATCTGTTGCATCAGTAGCCCCCCTTAGTGCGTCTGCGCCTATACCTATATTGTTATTTGCATTTACACTTAACAAACCAGCCTCATAACCGATATAAATATTTTCATTTGCTGTAAGATCATCTACTGGACCCGCATCTCCACCAATGAATATGCTTCCTCCCGTACTACTTATCTCAATCCTTCCAGCAACATCTAATATGGCCGCCGGACTCTTAACCCCAATGCCGACCGAGTCGGTTACTGTTTTTGTATAAACGGAACCACCTGACCTGCCCCATAGCGAAGTATCCGACACTGTTCCAACGTAATCAACAACAGCCGATGAAGTGACCAACGCGCCATCAGAATTAATGACAGTGGTTAAAATAGAATCTACAAATACGGATTGACTAGCAAATGATAAATCGTTTTCAACATAAACATTGTCCAAATTAAGCACAATTGAACCGCCATCAATTTGACTTTTACCAGATGTATTTTCGTAGAAATCTGTTGTACCGTTCAAACTGAACTTACCTCCATTAATTTCGAATAATTCAGATGGTGAGTCCGTACCTATACCTAACGAGTCAGTTATAGTTGATGAGTATAAATGTCCCAGAGTCTTATCCCAGTATTGGCCCGTCGAGATAATATAAAAAGATGCCTCTACGTCGCGAATGGCGTTGGTTTTCGCAATGCTTTTAAAGGCTATACGCAATACAGCATCATCAACGTTATATACCATCGTACCTTTTACGATATTTTCAGCGAATACAGTTCTATCATTAGCGACTCGGACCAATTTAACGGGCGTTATCTGTGAATAACCGTGCAATGTCATCACGCACAAAATGATTCCGAGTATTTTTTTCATTCTTAATAGTTATATGTTACAACGACAATATCATATTGCAAAACAGCTATGCCAATTTCAAGCGTTCCTGCCGTGAGGGTGTAATTCGCCGGATCAAGCATAGACCCATTCAAAGACACCGTCGCCCCGGCTGTTTGAGCAGTTTGGGCTAAGGAGTGTTCCGTGGCTGTGCCGCTCGTTTCTTCGAACTTTTCAGTGAACAATGTAAAATTAGCGGCTAAACCATCTAATTTAGATTTATCTGTTGCTGTCATTACTCCAGCCGCCTCAGTTGTTGCTGCTGCAATTACTACATCATCAGCCCCCCCATCGGATGTTATGCCATATGTGGAATGACTTACGGTCCCTGTGCTTAGAGCAGTAGATACGTTTGTAACCTTCGCATTATTCAATACTACCTCATCAAACTTCGCTTTAGTCATCACACCAGCCCGTGAAGCACTAGCGGCCACAAGTGTCGCATTCGTTCCAGTACTTGAATTTACATCAACTGTCGTCTCCGTAACGGTTCCCTCAGTTAAATTAGTAGTTGCCGAGTTAGGGTTAATCAATGTAAATGATGCTGATCCGGTTGTAAGCGTTAAAGTACTTACTACCCCCACATTTGATACATACAATAGATCCGCGTTAATATCGTAGATCAACTTACCAACGGATATATTTACACCCATTGCAGTGGTGTCGTTCGCGATCCGTAAAACTTCGGTTGGAACTACCTGTGAAAATGCCAATATACTAATCAGCATTAAACTTAAAAACAAACTTACTTTTTTCATAATATTTACAAATTTAGTTAATTATTGTTTAATAAAAAAGTTATCATATTGTTTTGTACTTAGCGATAGGACTAATGTCGTTGTACCTTCCCCGCTCCATTGTGACCCTTTAAGTATTCCACCGTTCAAAAATACTAATGAGTTCGCACTAATTGTAAACCCTACTGCTATATTAGTTTCGGAATCTGCCAATTCTTTTTCATAAGTACTTCGAAAGGTGTTTACATAACCCCAAACCGCCCCCGATGTAGGTATATTAGTATCTGAATCGGTGAGGGTTGTTTCTATTGTGTCGACTGCCTGAGTTAAGTTTAGATCAAACGTACCCGATACGTTGGTATTAGTATCCAACAAAATCCCGCCTGTGTAGAACTCGCTCCCAATCACCACTTGATTGTTGGCAGTCGGTTGGCCTTGTGTTCCGAATATAGCCGCACCTGTATAGGTAGTGTTTATTCCGGCTTGGTATCCTAATCCTATTGCATTTGTAAGGTCAATCTTTGAATTTTTGAACACTTGACCGCCTACTGCAATTGTATTTGTTACTGTTGTGGCTGAGTCGGCGTTTCGGTCTCCTATTAATAAAGAATTTAGGATATTTCCAGTTGCTGAATATGCGTTTTGGTAGCCAAACATTCCGTTATTTAAAACATTCCCAGTCGCTAAAAAGGCGTTTCTGGTGCCAAATATTCCATTGTATTTAACATCCCCAGTCGCTGAGTAAACATTTATATACCCAAATATTCCATTAAATCCAACCACACCAGTCGATAAATATACGTTACGCTCACCAAATATACCGTTATAATAAACAGTACCTAACGCTGAATAGACATTTTTATAACCAAAAATACCATTTCTATTTGCCCCTGCAGTAGTTGAATAGGCATTTTGATAACCAGCCGCAAAATTATATGTAGGTGTCGTTTCAGCCGCAAAATTCCCATCACCAAACAAAGCATTATAACTCCCCAAAGTAGTCCCGATATTCGTAGTATTAAATATCAATGAAGTCCCGTCATATTCAGCATGGCCGCTTGATGTCTCATATAACTCAGTAGTTCCATTTATACTCAGGGTGTCGGATAGTTGGATTGAGCCAACCACGTCCAGCATCTCAGTAGGCGAACCCGTCCCAATACCCACGCTGTCGGTTACATATAAACTCCCACCAACTCTAACAGAGTCAACTATATTAGCCCATTCGGTTACGTCTAAATTACCTCCTATATCCACATCTCCATCGAGTAAACTATTTCCAGATACATCCAGTAGCTCAGTGGGCGACCCCGTCCCAATCCCCACGCTATCAGTAACCGTACTCGGCCAGATATGACCCTGTGTACGGCTCCAGAATGATGTGTCCAGACTGCCGCCTATGCTGTCATTGATCTGCCAAAGTGGCACCGCATCCCACTGATTTACAGCAGTATCCAGTTTAATAATCCGGTTTGAGTCCATTGACATTATCCCCTGAAAAGTTCCGCCGCCATAAATTATAAGGCTGTCACCAAGCACTTCCTGTGCCATCGCGGCCAATGGCAACATAAATATTATTAAGATTAGTTTTTTCATTATGGGATTACTTTAATTGTTTGAACCCTTGCCGTAATAAATGCACCAATCACAGTAAAAAAAATAGGCCATGCTGCACTTATCCCGGTATCTGGCATAAAATTACGGGTGAATATTTGGAAATCCTTAGCGGTCGTTAATGTGTACGTTTTCAAAATATCATCACCTCCGATAGTAGTCCCGATTTTAATAGTTCCGCTGGTTCCTGTTGATAATTCGATTATAATCTGATTAATTGAGTATCCTAAATTTACCAATGCACTATCTAATGCGGCAATGGCTATTTTATTTATATTTATTACTTTGCTCATGGCTACTGTATCACAATTAAACCCTAAATCGTGGGCGTTCATACCAAGATTTAAATTCTGTACCATCGGGGCTGATACAATTGACCATGCCCCCGCTGTTGAAATTTCCGGTATCTTTTCAACTACATAAGCCACCTCATTAACCAAAAATGAATCGTGGGCCATTGCAATAGAAATCACCTGGGCTATTTGTCGAGGTATTAAACCGGATTTAAATAGTATCTGTGCAAATTGATTTGATTTTAAAATAGATTTCTCGTTCTGATTATCGTAAACATCTGTTTCACCAACAGATTGATACTCTAAATCTTCAATTAAGATCCGCATGTAGTTAACGTTCGCAAGGGCATAGGTAGTATTATAATCAAATTCAAACGGGTCTGTATCTTCATCTAAATTAGTCCACTGCAATAGCCTGTAATCAGTATCAGATGCAATAATATTTACATACTCACTTTGCCAAGTGCTTTCTTCTGTTGTTAATTTGAAATATGACCGGCCAAGTGCTGAAAATGTTATAAGATAATCGTAAATTATCCATGCGTCCATCCCAGCAGTAACGACAGTAGGACGCCCTGTGGTATCGTCCACTACGTGTACTGTTGTTGATCCGTCATCAAAGTATTGCGTTAAAACTACCGTTGCAGTTAAACCAGCCTTAACTTGAATCGGTACAGGATCATTCAGAAAAAAGATCTGATCAAAGTAAATGGAAGGCTTATTACTCCAAGTTTCCTCACAGGATAGTTGGTTATCCATTGACCGCATCAGGTCGTCCCGGTGTGCCCATCGGATTGAGTTGGCTTTACTTATGACTGCCTTTAATGTATCCATTTTAAACAGGTATTACTTGATCTGCATTGTATTTCAACAATAACAATTCTGTCATTCCGTCCTTAATTGTTGTCTTACATTCCAATATCCAACCAAATTTTGTATCGGCTAATTTAATCAAATAATTCGGATTTGCGTCTATTGCGTTTAGTTCTGTCGTTGTCAGCGGTACATTTACCCGGTACATCTCCGGTGTCCATCGGCAATCGTTTAAGTCAGTCACCTGTATATCCGCATTTTCTTCAACTGTATCTGCCTCAGTACTTAATCGGCTTTGTAAGGTTGTATTCTTATCAGTTGTTTGCCATCTAAGATAACTTGATAGCTTCTTTGTTAACCCGGCTTTAATTACTTGCCCCCACCTGAGTAAGTTCCGGGCTGGACTCCAATTGATATTAAACGAACTTGCAGCGTAAATTGAACCGCCGATAAAATCAAACCCTTCATCGGTACGGCCTTTAAATATCGCGCCATCCCTTACAAGGTCTACCATGAATATATCACCATCACCTTTTACATCTTCTGTTTTATCATAATCCACCTCCAATACAGCGTTCATAATCAACCGCATTCCCTGACCATCAGCCCTATATTTACCAAGTTGCTTTAATGAAGTGAACACGGCTTTTATTACAGTAGTCCAACTTGATTTAGTGTTGAACTCCAACAGTCCATCAGATTTTTCATAAGCATATTTACCGTAGCCAGTTGTTACATCTTTGAATACCTGATCATTTGCAAACTCTTTACCTATTGCTTCATCTCTTAATTTGCTTGATAAATCAACACTTACATTTTCATCAAAGAAATAATCCATCTCCTCAATCCTGATTTTGTTTACACCACCGATTACCTCAACACCAAGCCCTAATCTAAAAATTGAACTCTTGGCGGCAAAGAAATTCTTTAATGTTAACGGGATTGTTAACGCATCGTTATTACGGAAGAACTCACCCCTTGTAACCGCGCCCAATTCGCCATCTGATCCGTACGTGGTTAATGGTGTATCAGTCCTACCAAAGTAATCAGAATAAAATGGGTTATCTTCATTGGTTAATATTTGCCCAAGTCTTAAAAATGCCTCATAGTCTAAACGTGCCTTTAACGTTTTTTCAGGATTGCCCAAATAGGTTTCGTTTATTGTCATATCAGCAGTCAGGTAAGCGAACTTTAACGCGTCACTTGATATTGTAGTTTCAAGTAGCATACTTTCGCCCTGCTGTAAAGCATACTCAATATCTTGGCTGAATGTTATATTCCCGTGATTAGTTCCGGTGCCTACCAATTGCCGCTTTACCTCCACTTCATCGGAGTCAATGATAACTAAATATGTAGTTGCTGTACCTGACCCATCAATAAAGAAACATTCAATATCAATACTTAATGCCATTAACCTTGTTTGCAAACTTGAATTAAAGAATGATCCAATCTTTAATCCAACACCAGCGGCTCCTGATGTCGGTGTTTGTGTTTCTGTAAAATCTGAACTATCTTCTTGGATCGGGATGATATGGATAAGGTCTAAAATGAATGCACTACTGGCCCGTGAAAAAACAGACTCATCAGCTATGGACGTATCAGGCATGGTGATTTCAGTAATTGGAAACGCTGTTATCCCGTCCGTTTCTCCATCAATAGCGGTGCGTTTCAATATATCAACTTCCGTATCCTCCCGGTTAAACACCTTTTCCTTGAAATCATCGTCAACCAGCTTAACAGTTACTCCGGTCTCATCAATTTTGTACTGAGCTAACGATACCTTACCCGGTGAAGGAAAATCTTGATAGGTATTTGTTGCGACATTGAGTTTTGATATGGTGATTGTAATATCCGCATCAATTCCGGTATTCTCGTAAACCGCCTGTAGGAAGTCCCGCCCCTCCTTAACGAATGTTAAATCTACTGAACTACCTTTCCTTAATACTGAGTTGTACAATTTATGCCTGTTGTATTCAATCTCGTAATCATTCCACCCGTCCGGGGCATGATATAATTGTATCTCTCCCTGACTGGCCTCACTCAGAACGAACCTGTACAACTTATTTCCGTTGTCCCTTGCTAGTTGCGCTATTTCTAGTTTGCTGGCCATTAATTCAAGCCTTTCAATTTCTTATTTCGATAGTTCTCTGTATAGTTTCCTGACCGCTTAACGTAATGTGTAGGATAAAAATGGTTGTGAGTTTGCTTGCTCAATGCACTTGCTACCATTTTATTTGTCTGAATCAATTCACTAATCATGGCCGGGTCTGATCCGCCTTGGGGACTTGTCCGATCGCTTAGTATCCGTTCTGTTTCCTTATTGGTATAAATCTTTGCACCTTCCAACCCGCTTACTAATGCTGGATCGTTAGCAAGTAAAGTTTGACCTGATTTTGTTCTAATCAATTCCTTTCCTTTTTCACCTACTGAGATGACACCAGCCGGTGCTGACTCAGTTCCTTTGAAGAACTTTGGAATTGGCTTAGATGCAATGGCAGCTATTTGCAGTGCACCAAATGCAGCGTTGAGTAATAGGAATGGTAGACCAACGGGTAACGGATTCCTAACAAGTGATGCAATAAGTGATAACGCTACATTCATACCGGCTGTAATAAGTGCCGCTTTCTTTTCAGCTTTGGCCTGTTTGGTTTTTATTTCCGCGTCTTTCTTATCGTATTTTTCATTAATTTTTGCCTGTGCAATTTTATCACCTTCCGCGTCAAGTAATTCCTTTTCCCTTTGTTCATCTAACCTTATTGACTTGGCCTCTAATGTATTATTGTATATTTCAACCCCATAATATAGGGCATCATTAATTATAGATACTGCTGTTTCCGCAATAGATTGTATTTTTTCCCATGTATCTTTTGCATTGGCTACCTTTAAAGCATTATACTCTTCATCAGTCAACTGGCCAGCGGCATAAAGTGCTTCAATCTCTTCGTTTTTAATGCTCTCAATCTGGACTTGTTGCGCTGCTAAGTTTCTGGCCTGCTCAATAATTGCAGCGTTTCGAGTACCTAATTTTTTAAGGAAGTCATCATCTTCCGCATCGGCTTCCTCCGGCGCATCGAAATCTTGCCGGGCTGCTTTGGCTGCGTCTTTTGCTGCTTTGGCTGCGTCTTTTGCTGCTTTCTCGGCTGCTTTTGTTCGTCTGTCAAACTCTTCTATTAAATTTTCTGTTATTGCATCTTCAAGTTCTATTTGTTCTTCTGCTGACTTCTCGGCAAGTGCAATCCTTTCTTCCTCCGCTTTTTTTATTGCCGCTGCTTTTTTTTGTGCCAATAATTGACCATCAGTAATATATTCTTCATTAGCCTTACTTAAACCAAATAAAGCGTTAACCGATTCGACTATAGCATCTCTTTCAAGTTCTCGCTCCTCACGTGTCTTTTTAATCCTTTCAATATTCGCCCGGTGCGTTTTTGTATTTTGATCTCTGTAAACTTTGTTTTTCTTTAATTCGGCTTTAGCTAATAACTCTAATTGGTGCAATTCATCTCTATACGTTTGTGCAATTTTCTCGTTAACCTTTTGAAGTTTCTCATCCATTATAACCGCTGCAATCTTCAACTTGTATTGCTCATTTACATCCACTAACCTTGCTGCAAGTTCTTTATTCGTTACACTTTCAGTATTAAGATTTTTAAGAAAATTAGGATACATTTCTTGCAAATCAGTAATCAAATCTCTTCTAATTTTTTGACTGGTATTTGCGTTGGTTATCATTGAAACTAAATGATTCAACTCTTCCTGCTCAGTAATTAGTGCTTCACTTTCTTTGTCTCTAATCGTTATCAGTGAGTTTAATCCACGTATCATTGGATTGATACCATCTGTAATATACTTACCAACCCGCTCCAATACATCACCAATGGTATTACCCAACTGAACTAATGCACCCTTACCAACTAATGCGGCCGCTGCCTGACCTTCAAACTTTGAATTTAAAGCATCTAACGCGCTGGCCATTCTTTCACTACTTCCGGCTGCACCTTCAATCTGAATGCCATACCTTGATAGCGCGTTTGTTTCTGATCCTACCGACTTGGCCACTAAATCTGAAGCGGTTTTTAAATCTATTCCTTTGGCCTGTGCAAAATCTAAAATAGCGGGTGTAATTTTTAAAATCTGCTCTTCAGTCAATCCCATTTGAGCAAGGAATGACTGACCTCTGATTATTTCTTCATCACCAAACCTTGTTAGCGTTTGAAGTGCTGACGCTTGGTTTAATAATTCTTTTGATACATACCCTAATGCTGTGGCAAGTGATACCTCGGCCAATTGCTGTATGTCTGTTTTATCAATTGCTGACTGGATAAACTTGTTAAATTTACTGAACACACCTATAACCGCTGCAACCCCGACAGCTAAGACGGCAAAGGAACCCTTTAAACCTTCTAACGCGCTTTTATAATTACCTACATTTCTTTGGTTCCGGCTTATCTGTTTGTCTTGATTCTTTAATGAAAGTGTATTCTTTTTAATTTCAGCCGTTAGCCTTGCATGTTCAGCGCGTCCCTTTTCTGTCGTTGTATCTAATCTTTTCCGAACCGCTACAAGTGCATTTGTTTTAGCAATCAAATCCTGTTCCGACTTGACTTCCTTTTGTATTGCAGCCTGTAAGGCCATTTCTTTGGCCTCCATCTTAGCCATTTGGGCAAGTCCGCGCTGCCTCTGCTTTTCAAGTGCTTTCTCAGCTGCCGTTAGTTCTTTATCTTGTTTCTTTGATCTCTCCTTTTCTTCATTCGCTCTCTTTTGCGCTGCATTTAATTCCTTTAAAGTAATACCCTCTTTCCTCAACGTTTCAGCCAACTTTTCAATGGTGATAATATAAGCCATTGTGGATTTATCCAACCTAGTTATTGATTCATCAGTGGTAATAATACCCTGTATTGCCTTTTTGCTTACAATTTCGTTAATATCTGACATTATTTAGCTGGTTGTTTTTTCTTATCAGCACGTATTTTTAAGCGTCCGAACTCAAATAGTTTCATACCTGGATCATATATCATATTCATAGTTGAGAATGTATCGAACACAGCATCAAAGAAATCTGTTCTCGGAATTGATTTAATATCAATTGCCGGATAACGCTCAATGAATTTATCAGTTAACCGCTCAATCTCTTTTTGCAATGCTTTTAATCCTTCGCCATCTATTACATTAATCCCGGTTAATTTTTTAACCCTCTCAGCATAAAATTTTAGATTCCCTTCATATTCTTTTGACTCGACTTTAAAAACCATTGCGAACAATGACCGTTCATTTTGGTTTCGCATCAGGATTGACATTACCCTTAACATTCTGTCAAGCATCATAAGTTTATTATGTGCTAGTAGCCTATGTGCGTCCTTACCTAAATTTGATTCAATTGAAAATATTGTTTTGTACTCATCAAAAAATACTTCAACATCAAACCACTTAATAGGGAATGGATTGTACCAACGTTTTAAAATAGAAAGGTCATTTGTCAAGTCCATTTCACCGTATTGCCTGATTGACATCGTATTTACTGTATGAATCATGATAGTACTTTCGATTTATAAAGTATGGTTAACTCATTAGTGGTGATTGCCATTGCCTTGTTTTTATTCCTTATCCCAAAAAGTTGCTCCCCATACATAACAACCAAATGTTTCATGTAAGGTACATATGAGGTCATTAGATATTTATTCGGCTCATTGAAAAGAATATCCATTTCCTTGTAAAATGCACCTGTTAAGAATAAGTCAGGCTTACGATAACCTTTAAATTTAGCATAAGCCGGGCTGTATGTCGCCGATCCAGTTAATGAGTTAACTAATGCAGTTCCTTTCGATGTTTGTGAACTCTTTAATTGAGCTTTATTTAATTGCAATAGCTTCTCATTGTGATCGACAACATTACCTATGTGCAGGTCAAGATTTACCCTGAACTGATTGCTTCTTTTTCTTAGCTGGCTTATCTTCATTTGGAATTGTATTCCCTTCTTTTACCCAACGTTCAGCTGCAGTCAAAGGATCAAGCCTGCAAGTCAGCTTATGCCAACTCGCAAACCTTTTCCAGTCTTTTGGCGCAACGCGCATATTTACACTGAAATCACCTTTCATAATTTAGGCTACTAAAATTTTCAGTGAGTTTGAAATATAGGTCAAGTAAATAGGCACTGAGTCCTCATCGTGCGCTTGAATGATTGCCCATTCACCCGCTGCCAATGTTGTTGCTGTTTCCCCAACCATCTTGGTAATTGTAAGCGTGTAGCTCCCATTTCCATTTGGAACAACCGAGTCCACCGTTACCACCAATCCGGTATTGTCTTTTAGTACTGAGAAATCAGTATACAACAACGTTGCCGGATCATCACCTGAACCACGCTTTTGAATCTTAACAATAACCTCTTTAGCTGCATATGCAGTTGTAATATGCATACTCAGTGCAGCCGGTACATAATCAAAAAGGTCACTGTAAGGCATATCTTCAAGGTCTACCTGCACAACATCCTCAAATTCACTGTACGAATCAAAGAATATGTACATAGGGAACGATTGATTTTTGTCTTCCGGTGGCAATCCTGCTTTGAATCCTAACTTACACCTGAAACCTTTTAGCGTTCCGCCTGTGATCCTTGTAGCCCACATTTTATTTCCCTGAAACGTTGGGAAGAACTCAAACCAGGTATCGGTTAATGAATGCAGGTATTTGTAATCACAGATCGAAGCATCCAGATAGATAACTCCTCTCGGGATCGGCGTTGATCCGATCGAACTTTTACCAAGTGGAGATGTGATAATCTCAACATCGTCACTAGTATTTTCGAAGTAAAGCACGGGCAAGGCTATTGCGTCTCTGGTATCATCGTTAATCAACGCCAGAACAGAATGCCAAGCTGTCGCGCTTCCAATGGTGGTATCCGTCCAGGCTGTCGCGCCTTTCTTTTGAAGGATGCCGCCATTCATTTTTTCTAACAGTGAAGCACAATCGCCCCATCCGCTAAAATATGCATTTGTACAACTCATTGTTTATTTGTTTTTGTTTTGTTTTGTTTAAAATTTATGCCGTTAATGTCCTAACTAAATACCTTACATTAACCCTGTTACCGCTCCATATTGACGCGGCTACATTGAAATCTTTTGTTAAATTGTTAGTTGATTGTTTAAAGGAATAAGTTGGATAAATAAAATAAATATTATTCCCACTTGCTGATGATATAGCACTAGCTACGGCAGCACCATCTACTGTAAAACCTATACCATTAATAGACCCCTGTGGGCGCATCTCTATTTTCTCAATAACTTCGAGCGTAGCCAGAACTTTGATAGTTTTATTTGCACTAATGTTATTTTCTTCGTACCATGTAACACTACCGGATAACGTTTCTACAACATCTTCAACATAAGGCTTTAAAGCGAACTTCTTATTCTTAGCAGCCGCCGCCGACTCGCTGACGTCAACAATCTCTATCATATCTCCAGTCGCCAAGTCAGCAGCAGCCAACTCATCATATCCGGTTATTTTAGCCTTTCCGCTCATAGTTTACCCTTCTGTTATTCTAATCCTGTCATCTTCTGTTATTCTAACAGTCGCCGCCTCGTTACAATCCAGCACCCGCAAATTCAATCCACTAACCACAATCGCATCAAGTGCATCGTTCCCGATTCTTAACGAATTACCGAACTCGTCACCCGTTCCCCAGTATAACCGATCAATTTTTGTATGCTCGTAATCATCATCTGATACAACTAAATTGCTTTGTTTGAGATATTTGATTAACAGATCATAAATCGGTATCAATGTAGGTGTGAAGGTGTTTGTGTATCGGTTTTCCGCTTTGTATGTAGGACTCGTTTGGGTCATTATAACAAGTGTAACGTCCTCAACTGTTGTACCGTTCAGATTAACTTTTTCTTGAAAGTCCTGAAACAATGCTATCAATGGATATTTACTATACTTGAATGTCTCTGACGCTGATTTTTTAGATAGAATATTGAATATCTCAAGCGGGTGGCCATACAGATAATATGGTTCCTCGGCCTCACTATCGTAAGCAAGCCTTACCTGTTCAACAACATCACCTATTCTATCGACGAAATTCATATGCCCCAAACATTAATATTATCAAGTTCAGTAAATACCCATTCAGGATAATCGCTTTCATTCTCAGATAAAAATGAATACAGAGAATCATAAGGATAGCCCACGCCCTGAGCAAGTTGTTCCAACTTAGTCCAAGCAAACACCAACTTTTGAACGATTGAAGCGTTCTCTGAGTTTTCAGATTGTAGCTTTAATTCGCCAACATTTCCAGTCACCGTTGATCGGCTTTGTAACCAATAGAAAAAAACATAATACGCTATCAAGGATATTAAGTCATCGTTTGCTAGGCCATTCCATTTGCACGTGTATTCACCAACGGTGTATTCCTTGCCCTCAACAATGTCCTTAATCCGTTGCGGTGAGGTGGTAACATCGTAAGCTTCTACCAGTACCCATAATTCATAACCTAACAACTTTTGCAAAATCTCCTTTTCATATCGGGTGATGTATGCGGTCAAATCGTTATAGTCTGAATCTGGAATGTTAATATCCTTAACAAAATATGTTTTATCTATCAATGACATCTTTTATCTTTTTTTTCTTAGTTACAATAGTAAGAATGCCTTTTGACTCCAACAGTTTGGCGCGTTGCTTTTCCATTTGCAGGATGGAACCGGGCATCTTTAACCCGGTTTCACCTGCTAATTTTATAATCTCAACTTTTACTTTGGCCATTTTTAATCTGGATAAAATAGTTTGAAGTCGAGTTTGTTGACCTTACTCACACCTGTACCCGTTCCGGTCAGCACAATTTTAAATTGCGTCCATCTGGTTTCAGTTGTACTTGTGGAAGTAATATCAATCTTTGAATCAACGCCCTGATCTACATTTGCACTTGACGCGAGAGACACCCAAGCAGCGTCATCAAAGTTTCGACCGAATAAAGTCATTACCATTGCTGTATGGTTTCCGCTTACTGAGTCGCAATCAATTAATATGTGCTGTGTAGTTGGCCATTTGGTATTTGATTTAATCCATAATTCAACCGCCACCTCATCTGTGATAGTCACATCCTTAGTAGATGTATAATAAGTCTGTTCACCTCTGTTATAAAGGGTGTATGATTGAGCGTCAATAGTACAGACGAACCCAATCAAAATGCCTAAAATAATTACTAGCTTTCTCATTGTTTCCTCCTTATTTATGCAGTTGTTATTGTTGCTAAATCAGTTGCTAATACACCTTTCATAAGTGAGTTTGCATTGTAAACAGGAAGCATTACCTTGCCTTCTATTTTCACGGTAACCAGGTCAGCAATAAAGTTACTTGCATGTGCATCAGTGGCCAAGATTTCAATAGGGCCATTAAATAAAAGTTGCATGTTTGATGGTGCAATTGCTCCAACTATGTATTCACCCACTACCATATCAGCGGTTTCAACTTGTCTCATTCCAAATGCACCATTATAACCCTGGTTGTTAGGCTGCAAGAATGTTGCAGGGCTTACGAAGTCAGCAATCGTATTCTTTGAACTTGTTAAAATAGTTCCCGAATAAGGATTGATTAAGTAAGTGTTTGCAACGTAATTATACAGGCCATTCATTTCACCTTTAGCACAATTCAGCACATCAAAATAATTCGCGTTTGGAATTTTAGTAGCAAGATTGGTTCCTGCAAACGAATTTGCGAAGGCGTCAAGTCCTTTCAGGTCGTTAGCTGCAACCATACCCGCGCCACTACCGGCACCGGCAATGGACTGAGTGTTCAGCTCTTTGATAAACATCTGCATCAAGCGATTACGGACATATTGATTCAACCATGAAGCATTTTGCAATGCTGAACGGCTGATCTCAATAAATGCCGTGATCCTTGTCGCATATGCTGTACCCATTTCAAAGTCCATTGTAGACTCCGGAGAGTTTCCGTTTTCAGCTGCTGCCGCTGTGGCATCTGTTAACCCGGCTGCACGTTCGGTAGGATATTCCAATGAAGAGCTGTTAATACTTCCAGTTGGAAGCAACAACCTTACATCAAAGTTCTCCATCTGCGGTCCTTGTGGAATTTGGAAAGGCATTACTGGCTGCATCGCTCCGGCTCCAACTCCATAAGTTGCAGTTGTGAAGTCAATGTCCTTAGTTTCAAAACTAAATGTTGCCTTTGATGTTTTACCATCTGCAAAATCTTTGAACTCTTTTGTACTCAACCCATCATCCAGTACTGATCCAAATGTTTTGTGCTGTTCAGTTGGCTTAAATGTCTGCATCAATTTGGCCATTGTTTCGCCTTGAATCTTTGACGCTTCGTGCAGTTTCTTAAGTTCTTCTTTCATTTTAACTTCGGCCTCAGTGCTTACCAGTATCTTACCAAGTAAATCCTTTTGGTCCATCACCATCCGCGCCCATTCGTCTTTGGAAACGGCTTTTTGCATTAATACGTTGTACTCTGCAAACTTCGCATTTATTGCGGCTGCGAGTAGCTCCGGGGTCTGCAAATTATCCCCTGTTAATTTGTCTTCTGCCATTATTACTAATTTTTTTAAAAGTTTATTAACTGATAAAGTGAGTGTAAATCGGCTTTTTCCTGTCGAGTGTAGAAAGACGGCTCCAGCAAAAGTGATTCAAATGTATTTAAAGTGTCTTTTACGACGGCTTCTTTTTGTTCTTTTACATCTATTGTGGGCGTCTTTTCATTTGCGGCCCACGTTGTTATTGTTGATACCTCAAAGAGTTTTAGTTCTAAAATATCAATACCTGTATCATTCTTTCTCGATTTAGTTGGTATGAATCCCATTGAATGATGGTTTATGATTCCATCTTCATACATTGTGTAAACATCATTTGCTGTTGCAGTTCTTGCCATTTTAGACCATACCCAGGGGCCGGATTCATCCTCTCCCATTTCTTTAATCAATCCAATAGGTAAGGCAGCTGGATTGCTTTTAAATTCATGGTTAATATAGTGGCGTATCATCGCCTTGCCTTCTGGCCCTTGCTCTTTTGTGGTTTTTGTCGTTGCGCCTTTATGGAGTACATCACCATCATTGTCAACGTTATCAAAAGCCCCGTAGTAAAATTTAACCATACGTTGCTTTCCG